TTTTGTTGAGAAAACTTTAATAGAAGAAGAAAAGGAGAAACTATGAAAGATTTACAAAAAGAATATAACATTAAATTTGTTAGAGATGATGGTTTATTAGATAAATATGGTTACGACAAAAATGGTGATCCAGATACATCGGCTAATTTAATCTGGTATTGGATACAAGAAAACTATATTCCTAAAGATAAAGTAAGAGGGTTAAAGATGGAACATCTAATATCAATAAATCCTAAAAGAGTTGAAGATTTAAACTGTTTGATAAATGAGTTTAATAATTCAATAGATGAACTAATAAAATGAAACTAACTAAACAAGCAAAACAATTCTTAACTTATTTACTAGGTATAGTAGGATTTATTAGTGGGTGTATATTAATGGGGAGTATAAGATGAGATTCCATTTCATTAAAGACGGTAAACCAATTTGTAATAAAGTAGTTGACCCAAGATATTTAACAGATGATTGGTCCATGGTAGACTGCACCTATTGTCTAAGTCACAAAGACAAACCAAGTGAAGATAGTGTTAAAAGAATGAGTAGGAGTAAATATTATTAGAGTTTATTAAGCAGATGTAGTATAATACTGCTAAATGAACAAGATCTTTATTTCGGGATCAAATGGTTTTATAGGAAGTTATTTAAAAGATAAATTAAAGGCAGAAGGTATACCAAGAAAATACCTATATTCAAGTTTAATAGATCAGTATATAAGAAATGCAGATACAATAATTCATTGTGCTAGTTATGGGAATATGTCATGGCAAGAAGATATTTCTGAAATATTTGATGCTAATGTTTTGGCCACATTTGATTTATTAGAGGCGTGTCGGAAAAATGGAATAAAGAATTTTATCTTTATTGGATCTAGTTCTGAATATGGTAATAAAGAAGAACCAATGAGTGAAGAAATGTTACCAGAAACTAAAACGATGTATGGGTGTACTAAAGTATGTGGAACTTATTTGACACGTCATTATTCCCAATATATGAATACTGTTACCATAAGACCTTTCTCAATTTATGGTGAAAAAGAAGATAATAGACGATTTATACCAAAATTGATTGATTCAATCCTAACAGATAACCCTTTTACTTTAATGGAAGGAAAACATGATTGGTTACATATAGAAGATTTTTGTAATGCAGTTGAGACAATAATTAGAAACATAGATTTATTGAATGGATTAATAATTAATGTTGGTAGTGGTAGAGAGTTTACTAATGGAGAAGTAACAGAGATATTAAATGTAATATCAGGTAAAAAAGCCAATATAACTATTGCTCCTAAAAAAATATATGATAGTAACACTTGGGTAGCCAATAATGGTAAAATAAGGGCGTTAGGATGGAAACAAAAAATTAGTCTTTATGAAGGTCTTAAGAGGGTTTATGACTATAAAACAGCGCCTAATACAAATATGTAAACAACATCAACTTACCCATATAGGTTCATGTCTAGGTTCTATAAATGGAATTGATGCAGTTTATAAAGTAAAACAATCAAATGAGAAGTTTGTATTGAGTAATGGTCATGCAGCTCATGCTTTGTATGTTGTGTTAGAAAGTAAAGGTTTTAATATTGAACAGTTATTAAGGATGGGTACTCATCCAGATAGGCTTACTCAAATTGCTAATGACGGGATTTTAGAAGAACCATTTTATTGTTCAACTGGATCACTTGGAATGGGATTGACCGTAGCAGTTGGAATGGCGTTTGCTAACAGGAATAAGAATGTTTATTGTATGATTTCTGATGGTGAGATGAGCGAAGGATGTATTTGGGAATCTTTAAGAATCATTAAAGACTTCAATTTAACTAACTTAAAACTTTTAGTAAATGCTAATGGTTGGGGTGCTTATAGAGAAATAGACACCGATGAATTAATACCTCGCTTTCAAGCATTTGGTTTTGCTGTGTCCAAGGTTAAAGATGATGTAGATGAAATAATCGGATCACTTAAAATATGTATTGACTTTCCTGTAGTAACTTTTATTGAAACTAATAGTGATTATAAAACATTAAAAGGGCTGGATTCCCATTATGGAAAACTATGAATAGACATGAATCACAAAGAGGATATTTTAGTTTTGAACTTTGGTTACTGATGCAAAAGAATCCAAATATATATCTAGTTACAGGAGATCTAGGGTATAAACAATTTGACCAAATTAAAAAAGACTTCCCTAATAGATTTATTAACTGTGGTGCATCAGAACAGTCTATGGTCGGAATTGGTGTAGGATTGGCTTTAGAGGGTAAAATACCAGTTTGTTATTCAATTACACCGTTCTTACTTTATAGGCCATTTGAATGGATCAGAAACTATTTAGACCATGAGAAGATACCAGTTATTTTAGTAGGAAGTGGAAGAGATAAGGATTATGAACATGACGGATTTACTCATTGGGCAGAAGAAGATAAAGATGTAATGAAATTATTTAAAAATATTGAGGTTTATTGGCCAGAAACAAAAGAAGAAATACCAGAGTTGTTATATAAGGTTATAGATAATAAAAAACCTACTTATTTGAATTTAACTAGATGAGATTACTTGGATTTTATTATAATAGGATGGTTGGAGAAAAATGGATAAGTTATATTGATAGGGTTATTAGGTCAAAACGTATTAAATATAATGTATTAAAAAATTTATATTTTAGATTTATAGTCTATCCTATTGGTAATTTTAAAATTATTTCATTGTCTTGGTCATTTAAATATAAATTTGGTAGATATCATTTAATCATGATTTTATATCCCTATATCAAGATAAGTCTTAAAGAAGAATATAAAGAAAGTAAAGATTTTTGTATTAGTAGTATTAACCATAGATTAATGTTTGATTATAATGGTTATTTAATTGACTGTTATAAGCTTGACATTAAACAACCTAAATAATAACCGCATAGTCCCCTACTCTACTCCGCTTTATGTGTCCCCTATTTTGTGCGTGATAGGGGTTAAAAAACTAGTAGGGGAGTAGTATAAAACACTAATTACCGTATAGAGTATAATATAGATATGGCAAGAGTAAAACCAAGAATAAAAAAAGTATTTGAGAAAGTATTGGAAAACGGTGGAAATGTTACACAAGCTATGAGAGATATGAAATATTCAGAAGCTACTATTAATAATCCAAAAAATGTAACAGAAACTAAATCGTGGGAAGAATTATTAAAAGAAATACCAGAAACAAAATTAATAGAAGTATTGAATGAAGGTTTAAATGCAACTATGGTAAAGACTTCATTTACTGAACCAGATAAAAAATTACCAGACTATGCTATAAGACATAAATATTTAGAAACAGGTTTAAAAATGAAAGGAAAATTGATAGATAGATTGGGTGGAGAAAATGGAGAACCAATTAAAATAGACATAGGCGATATGTTAAATAAAGTCTATGGAGATAAATAAAGAATTATTACAGCGTTGTATAGAAAAAGCTAAAGAGTGTGGTTCACCTATAGACCAAGTAAATAAGTTTATTGAGGTAGGCTATATTCCATTACCTTGGCAGTGGAAGTTTCATGCAGCATCTAGAGATGCTGATAAAGAAAATGGGCCAATAGATATTGGGGCAGGAGGGGCAAGAGGACCTGGAAAATCTCATGCAGTTTTATCTCAAGCTGGATTAGATGATTGTCAAAGAGTTTCAAATTTAAAGGGTTTATTTTTAAGACAAACTGGTATTGCTGCTAAAGAATCATTTGATGATTTAGTAAGTAAAGTTTTAAAAGGTAAAGTAAAGTATACTAAGACCGGTGCTAATTTAAAATTTGAAAATGGTTCAAGAATATTATTAGGTGGATTTCAAGATGAAGGTGATATTGATAAATATATTGGTATTGAATATGATTTTATTATTGTAGAAGAAGCAAACCAGTTAACAGAAGAAAAATATACAAAACTAAGAGGTTCTTTAAGAACAAGTAAACCAAATTGGAGGCCTAGAATGTATACATCTTTTAATCCTGGAAGTATAGGTCATGCTTTTATAAAATCTAGATATGTTATTCCGTATAGACAAAAAACAGAAAAAGAAACTAGATTTATACCCTCAACTTATAAAGATAATCCATTTTTAAACAAAGAATATATAGATTACCTTGAAAGTCTTACTGGTAATTTAGGTAGAATGTGGAGAGAAGGAGATTGGGATATTTTTGCCGGACAAGTATTTACTGAATGGAAATATGAAACTCATGTAGTTAGCCCTTTTGAAATACCTAGAGATTGGAAACGATGGTTAGCTATGGACTGGGGAACTAACTCACCATTTGCGGTAGGTTGGTATGCTGAAGATTATGACCAAAGATTTTATTTATATCGAGAATTGTATATGAATGGGAGAGATTTTGAATTATTTATCCAACGTAATAACCAA